CTGGATTGTAAGCAAATGCACGGATTTGGGCTTTAATTTCTGGGCTTACATAAAGATCTGTAAGTCCAGCAGCTGAGGCTGTTGATGTTCCACCTAAGTAATCGCTATTAAAGCGGCTTACTAGTGTCCACATTGCGCTCAAGTCATCAGGAATAAACGTTCCTGCTGTTGCTGAGCGGAAAACGTGATCTTTGCCAGCTGTTGATGCGTCAGCAAGAACTTTCATGATAACAGCCCATGCATTGCGCTCTTGTTTTACTAAGAGTTGGTTAGCTGCGAATTCGATGTAGCGAGCTACAACGTTTAGGCGTGCTCTGCGAGCATAACGCTTATCGAAGCTGATTGCGCTGTCGAGGTCATATGTGCGAAGTTTGATTTCGCTTGCTCCAGCAACTTCATTTGTTGGGAGACCGCCACCGACTGTTTGTGACCAGATGGAGATATCTCCGTATCCTTGTCCAAAGAGAGTGTCGATTGGGAACGAAGGAGAATCATCTTCATTGTATGCTTCATCACGATAGATTTGAGCAGCTGATCCAGCATGCATCAAAACTTCTTGAACAACTGGGCTTAAGAAAGCTGCAAATGCCTCTTGAGCTTCAGCGGCTTCGACTTTATTGTTAGAAGCCATGGCCTTGATTAGGGCTACTTGCTCTGGTGTATTTTTGAATTCGATTTTCATATTTTTAATTTTTTATATTCTCCTTGATTAATTAGTTAAGATTGAATTCTAAAGGAGCATATCCTTCGTCATTTTTAGGACCTAGGAAACGCCCGATTGCTTTTGCGTCTGTTGCGGCTACAACTTTGAGTGAGCCATCACCAGCGTCTGCGATTGCTGCACCAGAACCAAATGCTGGTGTTCCAACAATTCCATTGTAAAGAACAAAGCCTTTTGTTGCAACTGGAGCGGCTTGTCCGCTTACTGTTACATCCATTTCGGCTGCTTTACGTGGATCGTAAATTAGTGGGTAGCCATTTTCGTCAACTGTGCGGACATCTTTAAGAAGCATTCCGAGAACGCTTGCTTTTGCTGCACCAGATGGGGCTGCTTCTACGAGCCAAGGAACATTGAATGTTGCTGAAAGTGTACCATCAACAGATGATAGATTTTCAAGAGTTAGCTCGTCTTTTAAGTTTAGACCAGAACCAACAGCGGTAACAAATGTACCTTTGTTGGCTGTTGCTCCGTCATATGAGAAGAACGGAACAATGTCGTATTGATTGACTGCACGTAGAGGTTTGATATTCATAGTGTTTTAATTTTTCTTAGTATATATTACAGTTAGATTTTATTTTTTTCCTAAATAATTTTTATCGATTTAATTTAATTTTGATGTTGTCTCCACCAAATGCAGAAGCCATACGATCTTTTAATGATTCTACTGCACCCGCAGCATTGGCTACATCATTTTTTACAGAAGCTTCAGAAACAGCTTCGGCAGCAACTTCTTCTGCTTTAACTTCTTCTTTTACCTCTTCGGTTACAACAACTGTTTCTTCTGCTGCGACTTCTTCGCTAGCTTTGGCTTCTTTCATTTCTTCTTTTACTTTTTCTTCTTTCATTTTTTCAGCCATAGCTTTTTTAGCAGCTTTGTTTTTGGCAGATGCCAATGTTGAAAACTTCTTGAACCATTTTTGAAAATCTTCTTCGCTTGCAACGGCTTTTAGATCTTCGGCAATAATTTCACGATCTTCATCTGTTAGATCATATTCAGAATCAATAGATGCCATACGTGCTTGAAACACTTCTTCAGCTTCTTTTGCGGCAATTTGATTTTTAAGCTCGTTAAGGGCCACTTCTGAGTCGTCTTTAGACTTTTTAAGTTCGTCTAATTGAGCTTGCAATTGAGCGATTTGCTCATTAAGATTTGTTGCAAGTGTTTCTTTTTCATCGACTTGTTTTTTCCATACTTCTGAGTTTTCAGCAATTTTTTCAGCAATAAAATCTGTCACTGCTGAAGCTGAAAGTTCTTTCATGGAATTTTCATTGATATCTTTAATGTCTGTTATTTTCATAATTAAATTAATTGATGCTTCTTCTACTATTACATTTTCTGATTGAATTTTATCACATTTTTTTTCAATCTCTTCAGAGCCAACCTTGACAAGCTTAAGATCTGCTTGCTCTTCTGAATTATTATCTGTAGTAATAACCCCCCTCACTTCAGCTGCTGGAGTTTCTGTTAGGCCAATACCTAAGCTTAAAATTGTTTCGCCAGTAAGATTTAAATAAACAGGTTCTCCGTTTTCATCAGCTCCGTTACCTCCAAATGTTTTAAGACGCCCCTTTAATTCATTCACTGCCTCGCCATCAACTATTTCGCATTCTTTAAGATATTTAGATCCTTTTGCAATATTAAATTCTTTAAATGCAACTTCCCATGAAGCAGATATTGATCCAAATTTATCAGAGGATGCGTCTCCAGCCTCTGAAACAGCATCCGCAAAATCAGGATTTACTGCTCTCCATATGATGCCAGAAAGAACAACATTAAACACTTTTCCTTCAGCTGCGAGTTCGCTAGCAGTTGTTTCCGTTATTGGCTGATCATCAGGAAACGAAGAGAAGCCATAGTCGGTAATACAACCCACCACATTCTTTCTTTCATGTTCGATATTTATGTATTTACCTTTAAAACTTTTTGCAATAGCAATACCTTTTTCGCCAGAAATCATGTGACCATTTTTATTCCCAAGATTTGGAGTATATGCATTGAATGCAACGCCTAAAATGTCGTAGCTTGATTCGAAATCAAAATCTTTTGGAAGCAAGTTTTTTAATTTATCTGCACTTGCTTTTGCTATATATTGAAGATCTTCTTTGTCCATTGACACAGCCTTGATTTGAATGCTGTCAAAGCGTACATTGAATGGATATTCTTCTAATTTTTTCTTTTTTGCCATTTTAGTTTTGAGTTGTTACTGCTGCCCAAAATTGCCCATTGCCAGTGCAAATAGCTCTAATTTCGCTCATTGGCGATGTAGAGTATGTAGGGTCAGCGTATCCAGAGCTAGTCATTGCTATAGAATGAAATTGTATCCCCTCATCAAAGAATGGGCTTCTGTATTCTAAATCAATACCGCCAGCTCCATTAGTGTAAAATGTAAACAAATTATCTCTACCTCTACCAACTGGAACCCACTCTCCAGTAAACGGAGCAGTTTTGCCATCAAGCAAAATTGAAGTCTTAAAATATAAGTCGCTCATAATATTATTTATTTATTACACCTAATAATTAACTTATTCCAAAGATCGATTTGGTATTATTAAAATATGTCAATATCTCAGCATCTGTTAAAACTCTACTATATAGCGCGGCTGATGAGATACTTCCTTGAAAATATTCACCGGCGCTCCGGCTTCCAATACTATAATTTCCACTACTGCTTGCAAAAGTAGCTGAATATGATCGCGTAACATCTAAAACCCCATTGATATAAAATTTTGTTTCTGTTCCGGTATGCGATACAGCAAGAAGCTTCCAGTTTGTATCGAGTATTTGTGAGGCTGAAGATGTAGAGCCTGTACCTACTTTACCAAGTGTAAGAAAATTATTAACAAAATAAAAGCCCCAACCGCCAGTATTAACACTCATAAATAATCTGTCAACAGTCGTAGATGTTGTTGTTCTAGCTCTCCTTACCCACATTAAAAGTGTTAATTGGTTATAATCAACATTTGAAAGAGTTCCATAGTTGGAGGTCCCATTAAAATATGCATATCTTGCCCCAACGCTTTTAACTTTTTGCACTGGCGTTCCTTCATATGCAGCGTCTGTTCCAAAGCCCATTGTGTTAAGCAGGGTCACATTCCTACCCTTTCCACTCAAATCATTCCAAAGATTTATGTTCCAAGGCGATGACTTGTGATTAAGATTTAAATATAATTCCAGATTAGTTCTATTTATGCTTTCTTGTTCTTGAATTTTTGGCAATTCTTTGTTGTAATTTGCTAAGATTTCGCTTGAAGTTAAAACTTTATTATAAACCGTAACAGACGCAATTCTACCACCAAGCTGATCTGTAGTTCCAGTATTCGTTTTGGTAGCACCTATTGATGGAAAAACTGTTGTATTCCATGGAGTAGCTGAGTCATTTAAAGTGGCTATTTCTACTCCATTTAGAAAAACTCTCATAACATTACCAGCAAGGCTATGAATAAAAACAAGATTATTCCACTGATTCAACGGCGTACTAAATAATAATTGTTTTCTATTTGTTGAGTTATTCGCAGGATTTACAACAAATTCATTAGTTCTTGCCCAAACAGATTCCCAAGATACTGAACCAAGATGGTTACTCAATAAAGTTCCATCTTTAGTTTTATAAAACCAAACAGATATTGAAAAGTTTGGCATGGAGCTGGTAAATGGATTGTAATCTAAATTTACATAATCATTTGTGCCATCAAAAATTATATTTCCACCATCTTGGCTTGTAAATATTGGAGTGTTTGTTAATGCGAACTCTCCACCATTTCCACTCAAATCGTACCACTGGTTTGCAACTGTTGTACCAGGATATGAAGCAGGATTTGACGCATCAACTGTGAAAACTACATTGTTTGTAAATGCAAATCTTGAACTTGTAGCGTTGTAATTGCTTAAAACCTGTGCTGCGCTGAGCTCTCTGTTATATATTTTATAAATATTACAATAACCTTTGAATTGCGCATTATCTGAGCGACCATGACTATTAAACATTTGACCAATTTCTGATGGAAATATGTCTTGTATATTAGCAGTGCTAAGATTTATTTTAGATCCTATCTGTACTCCGTTTTTATATAAATATGCTCTTGCATTGCCAATATCCCATGTTACGCACATATGTACCCATTTATTTAATGGGTAATGGGTTTTACGCAATGATCCTATAGCAAAATCTTGATCACAACACGTATTTGGTGTTCTTCCTTGTCTCAAGTAAAAAGTATTACCATTATCCCACATCCCAACCCAAAACCAATTCTCTGTGTTTGTAAAATTAGCCCCATCTGCATTAACAAACCAGCCATGGGCGCCACCGTCCGAAAGATCTGTTGGCTTCAACCACATTTCTAACGCTCCTTCTATTTTATTAAATCCTTTTAGCGGAATATTAATTCCAGCGCCATAATAAACACTGTTTGATTCATTATATAAACACATTAATCCAGTATCTGGATCATTTCTAAAAGTCCAATTATTAGACCTATTCTGAACATTTATATCCCCCATCGTTTCTGATAAATCTTTCCAAATTGTACCACCAGAATATGATTTTGGGTTCGAAGCATCTAGATGTAAAACAAGACCATCATTATTTGATGGGGCTCCAAATCTAAGCCTTAAAGTATTAAAAATTTGTGCAATTTCTTCTTGTGAAAATGCTCTGTCATATACCATAAAATGGCCAACATCTCCAAATGGTTGTACACCAGCATGGTTTCCTAGCTCAAGATGCGCATTTCCAACCAAATTAAAATTTAATGTATTTCCGGTTATTGACCCATCATTAATAAACAATTTTGATGTTGCGCCATTTTGGCCAACAAGAGTGTACATGGCCCAACAATTCTCTAATCCTAATGTTCCTAAGTTTAAGCCATAACTATTAAAACTATTTGTATTATTATCATAATATCCAACAATATTAGAATTATTTTGCACTATTATTCCATGATCATTTGGGGAAGATCTTAAAAGAGTTCTCCAGTCACCGACTTTACCATCAGGTAATAATTTTGCCCATACAATTACTGTATAATTTGGCCCATAAGTAAACGTATTATTTGCGTCAGGCCTTAATCTTCGTTCATTTGATGTTAAATTTACAGCAGTTACGTTACTTGAATTTCTAAAATTTGTGGATGTTAAATAATGATTATAGCCATTTTCCGAAAGATCTTGCCATTGAGTCCCAAAATTTTTATAAGATTCTTCTCCCAAATAAAGTATTAAACCATTGGTTGGAATACCTTTTAATATTTTTGGCTCTGGAGATTTTGCGGCTTCTTTTTGCGGCAGGGGAAGCCCTAACAAATTTATAATAGGAGTAGTACCTCTTGTTACTTTTATATCATCCATGTAGCCATTAAAAAATCCTATACCGCCATATCCATTTCCTATTTTAAATACTGCTTGAGTATGTGAATATACAGTACCGTCAATTGTTTGATCCAAAACTCCATTAATAAATATTGAATAACGATATTGATTTTTTACAAGAGCAACGTGTGTCCATTGGTTTTGTGGAACATTTGTTATTCCTGAACTTTCGCTCATTCTTGTTCCAGCATTAGCATAAAATCCAAGCTTTTGGTTGCTTCCGCGATAAAAACAAAAAGCGCCAGTAGCGTCAGAGTTTCCTTGGTTAAAAATACACGCAACAGTATTTGTTGTTGGATATATCCATGCTTCTAATACATAATCATCAGAACCAAGTATTAAATTATTATTTGTTGTAGATAGAGATGTTGAGCCATTAAAAAATAATGTATTATTACCATTTCTTGTTTGTGCATTTGTGGCCTGTGGGCTTCCAACTATCGTGAATTCAGTGAGTGCAAGAGATGAATCTTTGAGAAAATTCACTGCGCTATCAGAAATACTAGAATTAATTAGTAAAGAAACATTAGCGGAATCATTTTCAAATCTAGATTGCGGAACTGCAAAATTTCCACTATATCTTGCAACGCCCTTTGTTATTCTTACGTCATCAATATATCCACCAAGAAGTTGTCCTCCGCCAGAATGAATGGATGCCCCAAAAAAACCAGCTGCTGAGCTTCCCAGATTTGCAGTATTTATGGTTGAAAATACAGAATTTCCATTTATATAAATATCAAATTTGTTACCAACCCTAACTAAGGCAAGATGATTCCATTGATTTAATGGAAAATTAGCTGCAGGATTCCATCCGTAATTAGTACCTGCTATATAAAGCGGATCATTATTTGTAGCCTGCAGTCTAATCATCAAACCATTTTGATAAGCATTTGACCCAGTTCCAATCTCAAATACCGTATTCCAATCTGTTATTGAGGAACTTTTAAAAACCCACATTTCTATTGTAAAATCTGCAGATCCAAAACCAAGAGCTGTTGTTGTTGGAATGTTTACATACCCAGAACTAAAGTTCGCTGATCCGGCACCATATTTTTTTATAGATGTAGATATTTGTGGAGATCCCCCAGTTGTTACTGTTTTTGGGCTTGAAGATGAATCGGAAAAATTACTATTCATATTTAGTAATAATTCGACATTGTTCCAATACTGATCAGAAGAATTATTTGGAAATTCTGCAGCTGGCGGTATAAAAGTTAAACCATATCTAGAATATCCCCTTGTTATTCTAAGATCATCGATATATCCTTGGAAAAATGCGTTTGGACTATTTGGGCTTGCACATCCAACAGCAATCGAAGAGCTGGCATTTGTTACTGTTATTGTTGTGCTTGCCAATGCAATGCCATTTAAAAATAAAGTTAAAATACTACCGTTGTAAGCTAATGCCACATGCTGCCAAGTATTAACCTGAACAGATGCTGGCACATCCCAAACCGTGTTAGCATTACTTGTCATGAATTTAAATCTAGCATTATTAAATAGTAATAACCAAGATAAATTAACACCATACTGATCTTTTGAAAATATAGTCTGATCTGTTGAAGAAATTGCGGTTGGATAAATCCACGCTTCAATGGTGAATGGTATACCACTCAAATTAAACACCGCATTATCTGCTAAAGATAAAAAATCGCCATTTCCATCAAAATACGCAGCCTGATTTCTGTTTGGTAACGTAACAGCGTTAGATATTTGTGCATTTCCATTTGTAGTAATTGTCAAATTATTATTTGAAGAATCGATAAAAGATGTTGACCCATTTGTTCCGTTCATGTTGAGAAGTAGGGAAACATTGCCAAAATATGAATCGTTAGAGCTAGACATTTCCTCTGTAGGGGGAACAAAATTCAAATTAAAATATCTAGGAACACCTTTTGTCACTCTAATCGAATCAATATATCCTAGAAATTTTTCTGTATCGTTAGTCAATCCACCAATTGATGTTGTCCAACTGCCAGCATTAGCATTGGCAATAAACGAATGAACTTCAACGCCATTTAAAAATAACTTTATTACAGATCCCACTCTAATTGCTGCTACATGACTCCAAGCAAAAGCCTGCGGTGTTGTGGTTGAATTATATACGGTGCCATTATAAAAAGATAATACTCCATTTGTTATATTTAAATATAATTGCCAATCACATGAAGATGTATTACTATTTCTTTTCGAAATAATAGTACTAACAGTACTATAATTACCAAATGGATATATCCACGCTTCTATAGCCCAATTTGTATTATTTAAATTTAAAACAACATTATCTGGAGTAGTAATTCTGCAATTTGTTTCTCTATCAAAATACATGCTTGCATTTCCAAACTTTTTAACATTGGATGAAAACCTAACAGTACCATTTGCTGTTAGTGGTAAAGCGTATGATGAGGTGTCAGAAAAATTTCTTAAATCACTGAATCCAGCAAGCCCATTGCCCCGCAAAAGCAATACCATAGAAGAATAATAATTTATAAATAAATTTTTTAATCTACCAGCAACCGCTACTATTCCTTTTAATAACATTTTATTCGTTAGTTACATCACCGTAAACAATCCAAAAATTTGGACTTTTACAAATAGCTTCCATTACAGAATATTGACCAATGGCTTTGAATGCGCTATCGCGCGATACGATCCTACACCCATTGCCAGAAGAAATATACAACTCGCCCGTTCCAAAATTCATCATAGAAATATAGTCCCCAGGCTCAAAACCAAGACCGGTTTGTAAAATGCCAGTTTGAGTAGGAATATTTCCGCTAAAAGAAATCATTTTTCCAATATCTGATTTTGTAAAATAATACGGATTACCAGTAACATCTTTAATTGTAACATTTGATGGCTCATGACGATTTCCTAAATCTACAAGAATTTTACCATTATTTTGTGACGTAATTACATATCCAATTCTGACGTATGACGATGTTGCTGGATTTGGTAAAGAATTTACAATATCTCCAGTTTCACCTAAAAACAAAATATCACCAGCGTTAAAAGAGTTTGTATTAATTCCATTTAATATTCCTCGTGTAGTTACTAAACCCTCATTATTATCTATTATATCATGAGTAGCTACACCAACAAGGTGCTCAATATGATATCTGTCTGTAGCTAAAGCTGGCCATGCTTTTGGCCTGCTGCCTTGTGCTCCAGATATATAAACAGGAGTACCATTAAAAATTGTTTGGCTAGTTTTGTTTACTATTCTTATATATTCTTCTTGGCCAATATTTAAAGTGACATCTGGTATATCTAAATATGCGTTAAATGTTTTAGTATCATCGCTATAATACAGTCTTCCTTCCTTATGAGGAATATTGGCATCTAAATTTGTAGCAAAATCAATTGTGTTAAAATTTCCGCTTGTATATTTTACGGTAATTATTTGCGAAGGATATCCGTCTTTGCTTATTTCTACTCCGCTAACACCATCGATATCAACTGCTCCATATGAGTTATTTAAACTTGTCATTCCAGAATTTCCAGCCTCAACAAGTCCAGTTAAAAATCCAGATAAATAATAAAAATCTCCAGTCATTTGACCAGAAAATGTATTTATTTGATTTTGGAATCCACTTATATTTCCAGTTATGTATCCAGAAAACGCTTCAAGCGTTCCAGTCATGTATCCAGAAAAATTATCTAAAGCATTCAATACATAGCCCGTAAAAGTACTATAGTCCCCAGTAACTCCGCCAGAAAAGCTAGATAGTATATTTATTACAGTACCGCTAAAACCAGAATATGCCTCATATACATCTCCAGAAAATGTAATATACTCACCGGTTATTTGACCAGAAAACGTATCAAATTGATTTTGTAAACCTTCAGCAAATGGTGTAAAATATCCACTTTCAAATGTGCCAGAGTAGTAATCAAATATAGTTTGTGTAACAACGTTTTTAAAATAGTTAGCTGATGATATTGATCTACCACCCAAAACAATATTTAAATTTTTTAAATTGTATAATCCGTTATAAATATCTATTCCAACGATCCTTCTAAAAGGGATATAAAATGGATCATCGAAAGTTCTCCACTCAGCAATGCTTCCAGTTGGCAAATAAAAATTAGATATTGTATATTTTATATTATCTTTTGGATCTCTGTAATAAAATCTACCAGTAAGTGGTACTGTTGGAATGAAAGGATCTATATTTAGCGTGCCAGAACCTGGTGTCATAGAATAAATTCCCCACCTAGTTGCAACAAATTGATTAGAGCTATAATATTCTAATATTCCTTCTCCTGTAATAGCGCCATATTCTAAAAAAAACGAAATAGCCGCATCTCCACTTGACATTATTACGCCTTGACTAATATTTCCTTCGTAAAGATCATGGTATCTGCCCATTAAAGATACAGATAAATCTTCCGCATTGTTCATTCCGGTATATATATCCCAGCCGATTATATGATCACCACTTACTCTAGTTTCTGAAATTAATCCTGAGTTATAGTATTGACCTCCGCTAATATAAAACGGAGCTATGATTGTTTTTTGATCAGGGCTGGTTAGAGATCTAACATAAACAGCACCGCTTAATGCAGAGCCTAAAGATCCAGGAACCCTTAAACTGCAATTCCATCCAGTAGCTAAATAATTACTAGCATTGTATTCTTCATAAAGAGCTATTCCAGTATAAGGAAATGAGGCAAAATAATTTGGAGGCTGAAGGCCTATTTCTGAAGGAAGAACTACAAATTGATTATTACCAGGAACAACTATAGGCTTTTCATCTAGTAAAAGCGTCTCTCTCCAATCATCTAACCTTATATTAATACCGCTTAAGTATAATTGAGCGATATTAAGTATAGCATCAGATTTTGAAACTCTTATATTACTGTTATTCATCTGATAGGGATAGATTAAATTGAGTATAATACAAATTGGCCATAAAAACTACATCATGTCCAGAATATCCACTAGCTACTAAATATAAATTTGTATCATTTGCTCCGCTTAGAAATACATTATAATTATCATTTCCACCAAATAAATCTGCTTGATCTTTTACCTCGATTTGAACGTTTGTAGCTCTCTGCGCGATAAAATATTTTCTACCATAGATACCATCAGATGCAATATCATAACTTGCATAAAAATCCATAATATTGTATCTAGCTGCTACGTAGTCAATATGGCCAACCATTACCGATCCAGTTTGCAAAAATATACCCTCATAATTTGTTCTGGGTACGCGCATTTTTTTCAAAGGAATAAAATTTTGCACATTAAATCCATTGATTTTAGCTTTCATGTGTATAGAATTATAAAAAGTATTAATGGATGACGTACCAACAGCAAACCCGTATGGGTGGTTGTATGTGCCAGGCTCAAATCTGCCATTTATAACCGTAGATCCAAGAAGGTTATTGAAATAAGATCCAGAAGTATTTATAACGGTCAAGTCTTTATTATTTTGTGCAATATTATTTGAGCTATTAATAAGCGACATTCTTCTATTGTTCTCAGATAAATTATTAGAACCATTAATAAGAACATTAGAATTTCCAGTCATAACGTTATTATTCCCAATGAAAGAAGAATCAAAAACATTACCTGTAGCAATATTGTCTACGCCCCATCCGCTACCAATATAATTTATTGTTATATTTTTTTGACTGTCATTGTTAAGAATTTGTATATCTTTACCAGCTGTTAATAAAACTGGCCCATTTTTAATTCCATTAAGGGAATTAACTCCAGAAAATGCAGCCGATCCCGCATCAAAATATAATGTTTGACCAGTAGTTGAAATTTCAACTCCGTTCCTTCCAACAAAATTAAGAAAGCCCGACATAGAATTAATTCTATAAACTGCATCACTTTCGATTTTAAGAATGTTATTTTGGATATATGTTTTTACTCCAGAAGTTCCAGTAATAGTATATCCACTTACAGCAATAGTGTTAAAATTTAACGGCCATACATCAACCGTTCCCTTTCCAATCAAATTTATGTTTCCAGATAAAGTATTTAAACTTTTAACTTTATTTTCATCACTAGTTGCTATATGTAATGTTGATCCTTGAAAAAATGTAGTTATTCCAGTGCTGCCAGTAATATTTATAGATCCAGTTTTAGAATTTATATTGTTTACTATACCACGATTTCCATCTTGCAATGTCAAAACCAAAGCTGAACCGCTTTCTATAGCAACAATGCCAGAGGTTGCATAAATATTATCATAATTAGGATACATAGGATCCGCATATGTCTTTACAAGACCAGAAATATCAGGATGAAGCTGCGAGGCGCGAATTAATGTTTTCATTATTTTTTAGAATGATAAAGTATTGCGGCTTCACTTTGCCCAATTTCATGATGAGCAGCTATATTAAAAATTTCTTTTGTTATTTTATTGTTTGTAACATCTGATATTGGATTTTCGATATATCTATCTATTGTGGATAACCAATTTGACTTTTCTTCAGAAGAAATAATGATATCTGCTATATCAGAGGCAATTAGCTTTTGCTGTGGGTTTAATCTTTTAACTTTATATTTTTTCTTTAAGTGCTCTGAAACAATATTTTCTAAATTTTCTTTCTCTTTCAATATCGACGCGATAAGTGTAGTACTAAATTTATATGAAGCTACAGATTTTTGACCGACAGGAGTTATTTTTTGGGTCGTTTGTTTTGCTGGAGTAGCCTCTGGCCTACCAGACTGTCCAGCTGGCTGCTTTGGATTTAGCAATGGCTCATAAAATCCCTGTTCTTTTTCTAAAATCATCTCCTTTTGAGACTCAACTAATTCATATGGTTCTGGTAATACGTTTGTATTTATAGCTGATATAGCGTCTTTTGGCGATATGGCGCCAAGCTCAAGAAGTCTTGTATAAACACGAGATAACACAGCAGAATCATTTCTGAAATTATGTGTCTTCCATTTTGGTACAGGAACCGATTTAAAGTTCATTGTTTTTGCGATATCACGAACCTGTGGCTCTAAAAATTTTGTCATAAATTCTTGACGGGCAAATTCTAAACGTTTAAAAAATGCATCCATTTTTGCACTTGCATTTGCATACTTGTCATCTCCAAAAATAATATTATTTAACCCTAGTCTTATATCCTTATCAACAATTTCATATTTTTTAGGATCAAGGATATCGCCAATTTGTGGAATAACAAATTGTGCTTTTGTTGTATAGTCAGCAATTAATACGCGGCCAACACTTCCATTTTCAAAAATTTTTCGAAGGACTTCTTGACTTTTTTGACTTGGTGGGCCAAGCTCTTCATCTCCTTGAGTAATAAGCAATACGGCTTGCTGTATAGTTCTAGAAATTGCCATATCGACCTTCTTGAGTTCTAGTTTCCAGTTTATATCTTCTAAAACAGGAAAGCCCATAGGAACCGCAAGCGGCTCATAATCTTGTTTTTTATAAAAAATACTTACAAGGCGATCAGAATCTAAAGAAATTTCTAAAGATTGATTTTTATTTTTTATATCTTTAAGTTCAGGTATTGTAGATGCTATTTTTTTATCTTCATCATTTGATGGTCGCATTAGTGCGCCTAGCTCAAATGAATTTAATCTTTTTCTATATATTGGAGACGTAAAGCTTGACGATGCCAATACTTGTATATCATATGGATTCAATATAATATATTTTAAAGGAACTTTTAATGCCGCTTCAGCTATATTCATTTGCTGAAGCTTTCTCAAACTTTCTCTTGGAAATTCTCCGAATAATTTATAAATAAATACATTCCCACTTCTAAAGTATTCACGGAAAAACATATCCGATAGTTGCCATAGATTTATTTTTTCTGCCCATGCATTAAAAAAATTTCTCGACTCCTTATTGCCCCCAGAAAAAACAATGTCAGATATAGCAAATTCGGTCATTAAATCAATTGTATTTCTAAAAATTGGCACATTCCAGTAAGCCTTTTGACACAATAAAATTGTGTCTTGTAATGAAATATTAGTTGCGTATCTGCTGCTATTTTTTTCGTATAAAAACGGAGCAACACCAGCTTCAAGATTAGCAAATCTTTGAATTCTGGTTATACTACCGGCAGAATTCGCCCGAGATCCCCTTTCGGGAGTGGTATCGCAAGACCCAATTAGCTTATCATAATCGTCTAAGCTAGCTGTTAATGGCTCCGAAATCTCCCTTTTGTTCTTTTTAGACCTTGTACCCTTTTTAGATATCATATGCAGTTATTTATTACAGTAATGTATTCTGAAATTCATTTTATTTAAAAATTAAATTAAATTAGAGTTGGTATAAATTGCTCTCGCTTTATCTGTACCTGAGTTTTAACTAATTCAAAGTAACACTTTATACCCCAATTACCTAATAATAGCGTGCTGTAGTTATCTTTTCTAGGTTTATTGTTGGCTGTTGAAGTTCTTGCTGATCTTGGCAAATCAAAGCTTTGGTGACCTCTAGAAGTGGACGTTACTTCAATATTGGCGCACTGCTCTTTTGTTGATAATATTATATCATCCTGAAGTTCTATAAATTCCCTAATTGATAATTTTCTATTATCCTCTTTTGAGTCCCCTTCTATAATGCCAGATCCGTGTGGAAATACTAATTTTAATGGTATTCTTAAATTAAACATATAAGACATATATTCTGGATGGTTACTCGCGCGCGAGGCAAACCATATTTTTTTATGATCAATGCATGATTGTAAATAAGAATTTGCGCGCATAATCCAGTCAGTTGTCGGTGTTTGTCTAATACACATGCAGCCCAAATCTGGACTATACTGCTTTTTAGAAGCAATAAGCATATCAACTTGATCCTGACCGTCTTTGGTAGAATCCCACTCAGTTATATATGTTAATTTTATATTAGACCCTTTAAAAAATTCATTTTCATTACATGCATCTATTATAGTATCTAAGTTCGATGAGTCTGCAACGATTAGCACTACTTTAAAATGGGTTAGTATATAATAGATATATTTAATATGATCTTGAAGATCAGCCCCAACTCTTTGGTAGCCATGAACTAAAACGCCCTCTTCTTTTTCTTCGTCAATTTCTATAACTGACATCGCAAAAAAGTCTGAGGATGCGCTTTTTGAATAGTTAGGGTCAATTGAAAGTATATATTTCTTTAATGGGTCACCCGTTACTTTAGAATGAGGATATTCGCCATCTGGTATTGTGCATTCATTCATTTTTCGCATCGAGAAATATCCATCGCCACCATCACGAAATTGTGCTCCATACTCTCGCTGAAACGAATCCTCTGAAATGCTAGCCCTTTGAGACTGAATAAATTCGCGGTTTAAAATTGTAGCTGGTATTGCTTCCCATCCCATTTGTGATATAAAATATGTTGGTCTTTCTTCTTCTTTTGCGCTCATTGTTAAAAGGTCTGGCCTTTCTACGAAATCTGTCCAATCAGAATACATTTTATACAAATGTTGAAACTGATAAGAGGCAGATGATAAACAAATCATCTGTGCTGCATTTTCAAATATCATTTTATTGTTTGGGTGTAATGTTCCATTTTTAATTAATTCATCTTCTAATTTTCTAACTTTGATTCTAAATGCCGCATCTCTTGGAGACGAAAGGAACGGCGCCAAAACATCGTTAATCATTTGCGGCGATAACAATAAAACCTCATCGAGAATAAGCACATCGCAACGCATACCGCGAGTATCTTCCGACAGCGGAATAGCACATATATAACCACCATTCACATCCCATTGAAATTTATCATTTCTTAAATATGGTTTTTTATCAAAGCAAGATCTGGCCAACTGTGCTTCTTCTGTGTTTAATAACCTAACAATTTCTTCAAATATTCTACGGCTAGTTCTAAAGTTTGCTGATGCAATTACTATTCTTGTGCCCGGCTCAAATATGCACTTTAATATACAATACCATCCAGCTAAGGTAGATTTACCACCACCACGACTAAAAATAAGCATACAGTTATTTTTTTCAAACATTGCATTTATATGCATAACCTGCATTGGTTCCATATTAATTCCAAGAATCAATTGCGAAGTGAAACCAATATTATGACGTAAAAATTTAGCTAAAGTGATTTTAGCTGTCCTGTCGTCAAGTTCACCATTAAGATTTAGCAGCTCTTTATTTATATCTGCTATATCTTTTACTGGTTGGTTGCCTGCCCAAATAGCCATACTATATTATTTCCTTTTCGATGCAATATTGCAAATCTATTTTTTTAACCTCATCGCCAAGCCCTAAAATTTTTAGAATTAAATCTGTCATGTGCTTTCTGCCATCACAAAATACAATTTGAAAACATTCATATTTTTTATACAAATCTCTTACTCTATGAAATATATATTCCGGACTAGTAGCAAACCAACGTTTTTTATTATATGCTAATGAACTATATGAAGCTTCCACCATTATAACAATATATCCGTTATTATTTTGCGCTCTTAACAATTCTTTTTCAAATCTTTCAAGATTGGCACCAAATGTGCCAAAAAAATCACTAAAACTTTTTCTTTCTATTACAATTCTAGATGCTGGAGAAAGTGCATAATCACCATAATCAAGAGCAACATTTACTCGTCTTAATTCTTTGCTAAATTTTAATGGTCTTTTTTCTCTGGTATCGACAACGATTTGTTTTGCAGGCTTACAATTTGTTGCTCTGGTATCTAAATCAGAATAATTATATTTTGATTCTTTATTGCTTTTTGCCGATATGCTATTGTAATCTGTTCCGCATAATTTTTCAATAAACCGTATCGATGGTAAACAACTAATTGTTTGAATAAAAAATTCGGGGGGTGCATGTTTTAGATTTTTAACTTCACAATATTTTTTAATTTTATTAGATAAGTAATCCAATGCTTTTTCTTTTCCAACAGATGAAAGCCATAATTTCATGGAAGTTTTATCAGCAAAGTCTGATAAGAAATATTGTTCTATTGATTTAAAATCTATCTTTTTTTTATTCGATAAGTCATGCCTTGGATAAAATTGTTCAAAATATTTTTTTTGCGAAATACGATGTTCTTTTATATGCTTTGACAAATCTATAACACCAGAAAATTTTTCACTACAAAACTCACATTTGATTTCCATATATTACCCCACTAACTCTTCTACTGTTGCTCCTCGCAAAAGAGCTTTAATTTCTGACATTGAGTTGATGCGCCCAGCCTCTTCTTTAACTTTCATTTTTTCAAGCTCCGCAAGATGTATTGTTTTTTTTCTAAATTCTTCATCTTTCCATGCCTGAACAAGATTTATAAGCTTTTCAAATCCGTCAGTTTTTTCTTCTAACCGCTTATTTCTTTTAGTAGTTAAATCATTATAAAGTTTCGTTTTAATATTTTCGCAAGAATTTAATTCTGTCTGAAGCACATTTATTGCCTCATTCATTTTCATTGAAATTTCTCCTGCTGCCATTGTTGCACGCAGTGACTCTATTCTTCTTTGAATTTCAGCGGCCCTTACAATTTGATTGCAAAGAGTTATAAATTGATCCAAGTCTTCTTGTGTTAAATCTGGCTTATCATGCGTATATCTAATAAAAGCATCTTCAAATAAATCTCTATCACCCTTTGTTTTGTAAGTATTAATTTGATATATAAATCTGAAAATATTAAGATATTTTTTAAGCTGCTGCATTTCAAATAGCTGTTGCTTTTTTAAATTTTCTTCTTGATATCCATAATTCAAGTAATGGTTTACTTTTTCAATGGTTTGTTTAAGTGTTTTCGGCGGCCTATATTCAGATCTTACAATATCTTCTGGGTCATAACTTATTGAAACAATCTCGATTTCATCTCTTGACTGAACCGTGTTATCTTTTTTAATTGTTTCTTTTATTTCTTCTATTTTAGAATTTACAGTCCTATATTCTTGACTTAAATTTGTCAATTCATCGTTATTAAAAAGCTCTTTAGCAATTTCTAATGCGCTTTTTACTCGAAAATTGTTATTAATATAAATGACTTGTTCTTCTGTTAAATCCAATAATCCTTTCAATACAACGGTTCTGGTTTTGAACTTTAAACCCTGCTCATTGCAAAATGCTTTAATTGCTCTTGCTTCTTTTGTTTTTCCATCAAGCTCGTTATTTTCAAAAACACTTTTTACAAGCTTTGAAAGCTCGGGCTCCAAATCAATAGAAAAAAAATCTAATACCCTTTTTTTGTGCTCTTCGGACAATTCGAATTGGACAGAGTCAGACATACTATCTTATCATTTCTTTGACAATTTTTTTGGCTTTTACTACAATTTGCGCTCGTATTTTTTTAACAAATTTATATCCAGTTTTAGTAGATCCATTCTTGTAACCAAGCATGGCAATAACTTCTGTTTCTGGAAATCCGTCAATAAATAAATAAGTATAAACCTTTTGCTGTATTGGTGTTAGAGATTTGAGCATTGTTTCATGAACTTTGGGAACAAAAAGTTCAAAATCAAATCCGCTAGAATCTGACGCTTTAGCGTCAAATTCGTTGCCTTCACCGAAAATTCTTTCGTCATTTACGCTTACTGGTAATTTAACGTCATATGCGTGTTTTTTGGTTTTTTCCCATTTTGCATAATCAGCACATTTATTATTTTGTGTATTATATAATTTGCAGTTATTTCCACCAGCATTGTGTGGACAACTCAGACATGGCCTTGCATAGTTTGAATAGTTATTTCTAACTAAATTAATAATCTGATTAGTAATTACCGTATTTAGCCAAGGAAGTAGTGGCATTTCCGGATTCCATTTTTCCCATTTTTTAAAAATATGTAATCTTAATTTTTGCTCTACATCATTAAAATCCATCCATGCTATGGACGTTAATTTCCACTGAGAGCGCCTCTTGGCTATCTCCTGATTTATTACATCAAGACAAGATTCGAAAGAAGGGCGATCCATATTTATTCTTCGTTATCTATAATATTGACATCTTCGTAATTTTGGTAATTTCGCCCAGACATTTTAGCTTCAGAAACGAAACTATCAGGAAGAGACCTTGCTATTTTCTTCCTGCCCCTACGCGATTTATTAGCTTTTTTATTAGCTGTCATTTTTGTTTTTACCGGCTCGTCAGAAACAAGCTCTCCAAGCTTTATGCCATTATCTTGACCATACTTTTCAATATTAACGTCAAGTCCTTTCATAGAACTATAGTCCTGAACTTCTTCTTGTTCAAAAATTTCAGACCGATTTTCAATATTTCTATTAATTGATTTATTGGGACTTATATTAACTTCAAACTGATTTGATTTAACATTAGTTGAAGCTGGAATAGATCCTAAAACAAAACTGGATCCGCAATGGGAACAGAATTTAGGTTTTTGAAATTGGTAAATATTTTTACCCCCACAATTTGAGCAGAAATAACTTAACATAATTAAAATAAATTTATTATGTAATATTTTACTCAACAAAAGAGTAAAAATCTAATTTTAATTTATTTTTATGATTTTTGATTGGGCGACCAGCTATCCTGATATACTTGGGATATACTATGATTATTATGGGTTTTATTTTTTTTCTCTTTTTCTGCCAATCTAATCGCTTCTTCTTTTTTATGCTCTGTAATTTTTCTCACAACAAATTTGCACAACTCTGAACGTAAAATATCATCTTCTGTAAAATGAAAATGATGAACGCCCATCTTTTTCGATTCTTCACAAGAAAATAATTCTACGATTTTTTCAAAAGCCCCTTGCTTATTGAATGGGAGATCTGACTGTGAAGGATCTGCACATACAATCATTTTTGTAAATTTTCCAATTCTTGTCAATAATGTTCCAAACTCTGACAGTGTAGCATTTTGCATTTCGTCCATCAATATAACTTTGGCAGCAAAACTTAAACCGCGACAAAAATTGATTGGCTGGTTTGTTATCCTATTATCGCCTTTTAGTCTTTTGATTTGATCTATTGGCAAAAGCTCTTCAAGCTTATCCGCAAATGGCATCATATAAACATCATATTTTGATTGTAAATCGCCAGGCAAATAGCCAAGTTTAGAATCGGCACTTTCAACTGCGGCTCTCACGCAGATAATATCTGACGCTTTTTTATCACTAAGCATTTGAAGCGCTGCTCTAACGGCTACTAGGGTTTTAGAAGAGCCTGCTGGGCCACTTACAAAAACAATCCTAGTATCTTTGTTATTAATTAAATTAAAAAACTCTTTTTGCCTATCTGTCCACTCCAATTCTCTTATTTTTAAATCAAAATCTATCTTATCTCTCTGATAAACCTTTGGACTCGTATCTTCAGTTTTACGCATACTACGCGCAGGATGTTTTTTAGACATATAACAATATTACATTAATAAAAGTAAATATTTTTTATAAATCAACTATTTATTTATTATTATTTAATAAGTGTACAGGTAAAATTTATGTAATATAATCTATGCAAGTATATCCATTAAGAGATATTTTACATCCATCAGCTACATTATTTATCCAAAAATGTTTTGATATAGGCATTCAATTAACGCCAAGCGAAATAGAGGGGATTAATTATTTAACTACGATGCTTATACAAACTAATTTGTGGAACAAATTTAGAGTTATATATCCGTTCGTTGGAAGAAGTGAAAGATCTCATTCTATAAATTTAAGAAATCCTTTTAGGCATACGATTAGATGGTTTAATGGATCTTTAATACATGATAAGTTGGGGGTAACCAATACCGGAAATGGTTTTGGAAATACTTATTTTGCACCAGGATGGTTAAGTGATAACGATATACACGTATCGGCTTATACAGGCACTGACTGGGGTTTAGCAAGCACTACATGTCCGTTAATATGTGCAACTTCTGGTGGAAGCTCTTCATGGATACATGCAATATATTTAAGGGCACGAGAGGGGCGCTTAGACGCCTATGCACCAGCTGATCAAGCTCCAATTTTTACTTATTCTTGCGCAACCGCTAAATACGGGACATCAGTATTTACAGGAACAGATGCTTCAGATAGATTTCATTCTGAGGTTAGAGGCTTAATCGTTGGTGTAAATGGAAAAACTTGCTATGTGTATGGGGAAAAATATGGCAGAGAAGTTATTGGGAATCCGCCTTTTCCAATGCGAATCAATCCAACCACCAATAACGATCCAATAGAAGGCATTAGAACACTCTATACCCAACACCCATTTTTACTATTTTCAAATCAGATATTTGGCCCATCCACAGTTGGCCAGGCCAGAGCAAATTTGCGCTTTATAAGCTTTGGCTATGCCTTAAATCAGCAAGAGAATAAAATTTTTTATGAAATTATTGAAAAATTTCAAGAAATTTTATCTAGAAATGTTGGAAAAATTGTTCTTGGACCTATAGATGTAAAAGTGGCAGATAATGATGCTTCTGTAGCATTAATGAAAATAAATCGTTCAAGAAAAAGTATTGGAAGATATATTAGACCAATTAATGATATAAGAAAATTAGATCCAGAAGAGTCAAAAAGATATAATGTAGATGCATTATCCGCATCAATACAAATTAAATCATGTGCAGTGTTTGGGGCCAGAAGGGTTTATTTAACTGATGCGGCCGAAGCCGCTGTGTCTGTTTTAAGCTTTGTAGAGAATTAATTAATGAATTTAATTTTAAAAAAATTTCAAGAATTTACCGTTGAGCCTAATATTTATATTGGCGGAGAATGGAACATATCAATTGTTCATAAAAACGGCATGGAGGAATTTCCATTTGGCGAACATATGAAAAAAAATATGATTGTCAATCAGGGGCTTGATATTTTAGCTTCAAACATGTATCATACAAGCTATAATGGATTAAATTGGAATACTGTTCCTGCATTCTTGTTAGGGGATGCTGTTAATGGTAGTTCAAGTATACCAGTTAGCGCAACCGATACACAATTGTTTAATCAGTTACAGGCCACATCAACCATAGATGACTTCTCTTGCACTATTGATGACGATTATATAAATGGTTCAAGGATGTTCAAAAAAATATATTTATTTAATGAGCCAATTACTCCAATACAGGTTAGAGAAATTGGAATTAGAACAAGATTTAACCAGCTAAATGATGAAAACAGAATGTTTTCAAGATTTGTTTTACCATACAATATTAACCTTATGCCTGGGCAATATATTAAATTATTTTATAATTTTAAAATAAGTTGCCCAGCTTTGATCAATTCAATACCAATTTCATTATCATCTGGAACCGTAAATGCGAATGGCAGTTTAAAACTTTGCGGAAGATACGATGATATTTTCGGAACATTTGATTCTAATGGAAATCCTTTTATTTTATATGGAGATTCTCCACAATCAACCTTTATGCCATTTTGTGAAAATTTTTGTGTAGAATTGAATGGCTGCGAAAATGAGTGTTTTGGTACTGGATATTTAATAGCAAATATATTTGTTAATCCAACCATCAACGCACCAATTGTTTCAGAATGGATAGGCTTTAGAGCTACCAAAAATAGTGGAAATATAGTCACCCCACAATATATAAATGGTAATTTTTATAGAGATATTACGTATAAGTTTGGATCTGGGAACCCAACACAAACAAAACAAATCGAAGGGTTTTTATTTACAACTACCAAATTCGATAGAGAAAATACAATTAGTGGATGGCTTTGGAGATTAAATAATAAACAAACGAAATTAATAGAAAAAGAAATTGTAATACAGATAAGGCAATCTATGTCAAGATCAGGTACAGATATAATAGAAGTCGTATGATATGATAAATCAATCTGAATATGTAAATAATATTAATATATCTGCAGATGCATACTTATCTGCGGAATGGAATATTCAAATTTGCAAATCTGGAGATACGGATGGTATTTATACAAAATACCCATTTGGAACTGGGATGAAAAAGAACGCAATTTTAGATTCTTGGCTATCTTCTGTAATCTTCATGTGCTCACAACAAGCATCAGCTCTCAGATTTTTAGGTGGTGTTGCCAGCTTTGCTACTCTTACCGAGGGATATATGCAACTTGGCACCGGAATCAAACCTATTGAATATTCTGATTTAAGCCTTTCAAGATTTAAAAAAGAAACAGATTATATTCGGCCATTTTATGCCAGAAGAACAGGTTTTTATATTGTTGAATCTGGAATGGCAAAATTTAGAAGAAGCTATGACTTTACATCGGAAATAGAACCTATTAAATATACTGAAGCTGGATTTAGATCATATGCATCTTCTGTCTGGGGATATGGGCCACAAAATAATGCTATCTGGTCTAGATTTTTATTTACTGCCGAAACTGGATCCCCATGCTTTCTTAGCGGTTATATGGATGATAGTGGTATATTTAGAATGTTTCCGCATGAAATAGATCAGGTTAGTGGCGTCTTCGTTAATGGCGCTAAACATATCATAGGTCCATACAAAAGCAGAAAAAATGAAAAAATACTTGGTTTCAGAAGCGGATATATGGATCAGTTTGGAATTTTTACTCCAACCAATGAAGATGTAAGATATAACCTTAGCGGGTACTTTGTAAGCGGTGTTAAGTATAATTTTAATCCAATAACAGAGGTAAGAACAGACCCAATTACAGGCTTCATTTCTGGATTTTCTGACGAATTTGGTAATTTTTCTGGATTTAATGATAGGTCTATTTCTGGAACAAGCGGCTATTTTACTTTTAGCCAATCATACAATTTTAAACCAACAAGATATTTCGATTCTGAAAAAATTACAGGCTTTATAAGTGGTTCAATTGATAAATTTAATAATTTTTCTGGACATACAGATAATCCAGTTAGCGGATATAATATCAGCGGTCAAAAATATGTTTTTCCAACAGGAGATATGTTTTCTGGCTTTTCTGGTCAAGAATATTTCTATGATGATTGGGGTTATAATTATAGTGGATTTAACAATATCAATAGTGGATTTTCTGGAGATAACAAGTTTAATGAAAAAATAATTGGATATATAAGTGGATATTTAAATACATCAGGCGTTTTTTCTGGCTTGCATCGTTTAAATCCATCATCTGGTTCGAGCGGCTATTTTATAGATGATAGAAGATTTCAATTCCCATCTGTTGGATTTAATGGTTTTGAAAATCAATACTTATTTAATAAAAGTTTTGGATATAAATATACAGGTTTTAGTTTTGTAGAAGGAAGTGGTTTTTCTGGTATGGAATTCGGAGATTCTGGCCTATGTATGGTCACCGGATTTATTGGCGATAGAAATTACTATACTGGCAGTGGGGATTATACAAGTGATATTGGAAATAGAGTATTATTAAAATATAGCGGTACATTTAATCAATTTAATGGTGAACCATTCACATTTGATATTTCAACACAAACATATTCTAATGTTCAGTTTTTTTTAAGCGGAACTAGTGGATTTAGTGGAATAGACGGTACAACTTCTGGATATGGCATATTAACAGGATTAATTGGTCACAAAAGAACATTTTATAAAAGTGGCTCTTTCGATGCTTTTGAAAATAAATATCCACTTTTTGAAAAATATTTAGGTTATAAATTTACAGGATTTGCTTTACCAGAGGGCTCGCAATTTTCAGGAGCAGAATATTCTAATTCTGGATATGGCCAAATTATTGGCGCAATTGGTGATAGAAACACTGTAAATTTTGTTGGATCATATAGTGGATTAAGTGGAATACCTACACATGAATATGGCTGGTATTATATAAATAGCGGATTTTTTAGATCAGGATTGCCAAACTTTACTGGAGTATTTACTGGTGGAAGTTTTGATATTAGATTAACTGGATTTAGCGGTGACCCATTCAAATCTGGACAAAAAATAATTGGCTTCAGAAGTGGTTTTATAAATGAAATTGGGTCATTTGTAGCATTTACCAATACAAACATAGAAAATTTTACAGGATACAGCGGTTACTATTTAAATAACAAACAAGTATTTTTTCGTACAGGAATAAATTTTTCCGGATTTAGTGGGGAGAATGGATTCGACTCTAGTCTTGGATTTAGATATACTGGATTTTCATTTCCTGAAGGAACTGGCTTTTCGGGATACAGTTGGCCAGTTGTGCAAAAAGAAATGGTATTTGGTTTTTTAAGTGGCTTCATGAATGAATACCAAGAATTTTTTCCATATCAAAATATATATCCGGAACTATCATCAAGCGGCTATTTTGTAAATACAAATAGGCTATTTTTTAAAACAGGAAGTTTATTTTCTGGATTTGATGGTGAGAACATACCAGACAGTCAAAATTATGAATTTTCTGGATTTTTTATTGGTGGGCCAAGCGGTTTTAGTGGTATAAGCTTTACTAATTCTGGAAGTGGTATAGTTACAGGACTTATTGGATACAAAAATATTTTTCAGTACCCAATAAGTGGCAGTGGTATTTTGACTGGATTTATTGGAGATAGAAATGTTTTACAATTTTCTAAAACTGGCGTTTTAACTGGCTTGGCTGCAATCAAAAATTATATTTCAGGAATCGAGCTTGAAGTTGGAGATTTTGTTAGATTAACTTACGAAACAGCAATGCGAATACCAGCCCTTGTAGAAGAGGTTCCAGTAACAGGAAATAATCTTGTTTACGGAGACTTTAACGCAAGCGGAAGATTAAAATTAGTTGGTTTGTATAGTAAAATTTTTGGAAGTTCTGCCGTAGACGGCGAATCTGTTTTGGCAAATGAAGGCTTTTGGTGGCCAATGCTTATATATCATCATGCCCGATATGATAGCCCATATGATTTATATCATTTATCAGCAAATATGCTGGCTTCGGGAGTAAATCAATTTCCCCCACCAAATCAAATTAGAAAAATGACTGCGGTTCCTTTTCCAGGAGATGAAGAATCGTGCCTTGAAGAAAGCGTAGGTGTAGATTGCAGTACCACTTTTCGCGTTTATAGGCCAGTAGTTTGGGCAGAGGATTATGATAGGCCTGCGTATCCATTAGCAAGCAATGGATTAGCCATAGAGTATTACAATGGTGGCAGAAATGGCCCATATCCAATGTATAATGACTTCAAATTGATATTTCCAGCAGAATATCCAAATGTAACCGTAACAGGATTTAATGGGTTTATGATTTCATATTCATATGATGGCTGCCCATCATGTGGTACCTCTAGATGCTCAAACCAAAAATATAAGCCATATCCTGGTGACCCAGAATGGTGGGCATATCCATGTACCCCAAACTGGACTCCTGCATCTGGAGTTCAAAATGGAATTACTGGCACAAAAGGCGTTGGTTGGGTATATATATTTGATACTCCACAATTAAAATACGAAGATCAAAAAATAGAGTTAGATTTTAGATTTTCTATGACCAGAGAGGTTTATTAAAAAATGTTTAATAGAAAAAGTAAAGACTTTTTAAATCCTTTAGTTTATCCATTTATTATCACTGGTGGTGGCGAAAAAAACTTTTTAAGGCAAGAAATAAGAGCCGTTTCTCAATTAATTGATGGATTAATTCAATTCAATCTGTGGAATAAATTTATAGCCGTATACCCGCTTGTTGGTAGGAGTAGCATATCTACGGGTACGAATTTGATTTTACCTGGTAAGTACAGAATATCTTGGGGTGGTGATATAACTTACAATAGCTTTGGTGTAACTAGCAATGGCGGATATGGATTAACTGGAATTCCATTGACGTTGTTTTCCCAATATCAAAATGTTCATATAGCTGCATATAACAGAACAAATATAGCTTCTGTAAGTGATGATGGTAGAATGGTGGGTGTTAATACTTTAGAAATAGAAAAAAATATAGAAGAGATGGGAGCTTTTGAATTAAATTTTGGAAATAACAACGGAATTATTGGTTATGTTTATAATAAAATTAATAATATGGGCGGATTTGGAATGTTGCGACAAGAAATGATTAACAAAAATATTACCGGTAAAGGTTTTTTTATAGGCAATAATACTTCAAAATGCTATTTGAATGGCCAAATTTTTGGCGAATGGTTCCCGCTTTTACCAACAGAAATTCATCCTAAAAATGATAAAACTATAGCTGTTTTTGGAAACAGATTTAGTCCACAAATCACCTCTGCGGCAAAAATAAATTTGTCGTTTATTAGCCTAGGATATGGCTTTAATGAGTTAGATATTATGAATTATACAAATATTGTAGAAAATTTTCAAAAAGCAATGTCAAGATCGGCACTGTAATAAAAATATATGCCAAGCGTATTATCCATAGAAAAGATCAATTTAAACGGATCTATATTAACGGCTCAAAATAACTCTTTGTACATTGACGGCCAACAAGTCAAGAATGTTTCTGGGGTTCAAGTTAGCGAAAACTTTTTTATTAAAGGGTATGCCCCCGTATCTTTTTATAGCAGATGGCCAGCAAGAGGCCCATATCTAAATGAAACTTTATTAAATGATTTTTTTATGGCAACAGGATATGCGATTAGCTGTGCATATCCAGCAACTGGCTCTCAATCTTTGCAGGGAAGATTTTATTCAAGAAATTTAAACTCTGTTATCGATTCAGAAACTATAGCAAATTTTGAATTACCATCAAGAGAAGTTTATATACAAAAACCAATTTCTAAAAAAATATACCCTAATCATATATTAGGCTTAGATATCGTGACCGCACCAAATGAAATGAAATCCATTTCATACCACTTGCTTGGTTACTTTCCGGCAGCATCTCATTTTGACAGGATGCCAAGAACATTTAATTTTTATAACAAAGGACAGCTTAATACTGGCAACAATATTTATGAAGAATATTGCCAGCACGATGCAACATTTACTGGATTAATAATACAATGCGGAAATTCTGGTGCTGGGCCAACAACATACAAACAGGAAATAACGGGATATATAAGTGGGTATTTAAATGAATTACCAATATATATACCACAAAATCAAGGAGTTATACTTCAAACCTGTGATCCCTGCTATCAACAACCAAACATGTCAGACTGGAGCGGCTATTTTATTAATGGTAAAAAATATAATTTTCCAACTGGATTAAATTTTTCTGGATTTAGCGGTTTAGGTAATAATTTTTCTCAATCTTCTGGGTTTGATTATTCTGGCTTTAAGTTAAGTCAAAATGAAAATATAATTTTTAGCGGTTATAAACCAGACAAATATACAGCTGGAGAACTTTTAGAAACAATTGGATGGAGAGTTGCCCCATATCCAGAAGTGATTTCTGGTTTTCTAAGCGGATATAGAACTTCTGGCGGAAGCTTTATATCTTTAAATAATATTAGCGGGTCAGGCGTTAGCGATTTTCCGCTGGATCCAACTGGTTATATAATTGGTTCTAGTGGATATTTTATAAGTGGCCAAGCATATTTTTTCCGAGACATGATGCCAAGAAAGCAAAAGGTGATTGGATTTTTAAGCGGATTTGTAAGTAGTGAAGGTATATTTACCCCATACCATGTAACAAATCCATTTACAAGCGGTAGTAGCGGTTATTTTATAAGCAGACAGTATTTTTTCCCGACTGGAAGATTCTTCTCTGGGTTTTCTGGGATGCCTGGTTTTTTAAATAACGTTACTGGTTATGGATTTGTTTATTCTGGATTTTCATTCCCAGAAGGTAGTGGATTTTCTGGAACGCAATTTCCAACATCTGGCTCTGGTATAATGACAGGATTTATTGGAACAGGCGTTGTTATTCCTGATACAAGATTTACAGCATTTAGCGGAATGTATGGATTTGAAGAATACATGGGCTATCAATATTCTGGAATATTTTCTGATGTGCAAAATAATTTCTTTTCTGGTCAATATCCAGATAGTAGCGGTGGAAATACTGGTATTTTAATAGGAAAAATTGGATACAGAAATGTGCCAACAAGGCAAGAAGTTTCTGGATTTATAAAAGCAAATACAATATATGATTTTTCTTTTAGTACAAGCGGTTATAATTATACTGGTCAAAATATATCCGGAGTAAGTGGTTATTTTATAGATAATTTACAAATCAGATTCTTAACTGGAATAAACGATACAGATTTGGGAACTAAAGGGTTTGATAATTTCAATAATCAAAGCGGATTTGACAATTTTGGTTATATGTATGATGGGTTTTTTAAAAAAGCAAGCGGATTCAGTGGCATTGGTCAGCCATATTTATATCAGGAAATTGTTACTGGCTTTGTTAGCGGATTTTTAAGTGGAACAAACAATACATTCATTTTGTATACTGGATTTTCAGGATCAAGCGGTTACATATTAGATAATAATAAATATCATTTCTTACCATTAAAATTAAAAAGTGGCCAAAATATATCTGGCTTTCAAAGCGGATTTGTAGATATATCAACAGAGCAATTTGTTCCATACACATACCCAAATTCATCTAGTGGATATTTTATAAATAATACAAGATACTTTTTTGCTACTGGTACAGGAATTAACGATAGTTTTCGAGGATTTGACGGCCTATCTGGATTTGATGCTTCAATTGGTTATTCGTATACTGGATTTGGTATATTTAATTCTATCAACAACTATAATCAGACGCCAAGATTACAAAAAGTTATTGGATATATAAGTGGATTACAAGATACGTTTAATAGATTTACCGGCTTTCAACTTCTTAATACAGTTTCTGGATCTAGCGGATATTTTATTAATGGTAGAAGATATGTATTTCCAACAAACAATATGAGTGGTTTTTCTGGGCTTAGCAATTTCTTTTATGAACAGCTAGGATTTGCTTATACAGGATTTTCATTTCCAGAAGGCAGCGGCTTTTCTGGAACAACAGCGCAGACGTATACTCGCGGCATTATGACAGGATTTATAGGATACAGAATGCTACCATCTGGAAGCGGTGCAATTACTGGAATTATAGGTAGTAGAAATATTTCACAAAGCTCTGGAAATTTTAATGGATTTAATGGTCTTAGCGGTTTTAGTGCTATAACTGGTTTTCAATATATAGTTAATCAAGATACATTTAACTATAATAACGAAAACTTTATATCAGATAATGGTACGGATGGGCCTGGAATTATTACTGGAAACATAGGTTGGAGAAATGTTTTAAGATATGATAGAACTTACGGAACAGGAATTTTTACTGGTATTATTGGTTATAGAAATGTTCCTAAAATGATTCCATTGTCAGGATCGCTATATTACAAAGATAGATACGGTAATAAATATTCATTTTTTCCTTTTTCAATTAATTCTGGAGAAATGTATAACGAATATTTCGGATATAATATAGGATTTTTTATTACTGGAAAAAATAGAGTTGGATTTGATATATATAATACCCTATCTGGTTTAGAAGATGTCAATATTGTTATGGAAGGTTATTACAATTAACAAAAAATGCTACATAATGATATTATCAATCCTCTTGTTGATGACTTTATTACCCGTGTAACTGGGCAGGGTATAAATTTTTTCAATGGGGCAGAAATTACAAGACTAAATGATTTTGTAGAATATTTATGCTCTATTGTTCCTGATAGAAAGTTTGCTTTTTATCCTTTTAGGATTAGTCAAAACATAGGCGTTGGAAACAGAGCTTTTGGTATAGGCGAACTTGCATCCGGCACTCCCGTTGTTTTTCCGGGCCTGGCTCTGTGGAACGAAAGTGGTATACAAGTTGGTTCGAATGTGCAAGTTGGTGGAAGGTTTGGGCCAATATACCAAACATCGGCAATAATCAATTTTTCTGGAAATGTTGAGGGTGATTTTCAATTTAGAAAAGATGAGTCAACTATATTTTATTTTTTTAAACATCTGCGCTCAAATGAATATGCAAGAAGTCTTTACAGGGGAAATGCAGTATGCCCATATTTTGTTTGCGATAACTCTCCAGATTGGTTTCAGGTTATTGCCCCACAATTTTCAGATAGTAGATTTAGACCGCAAGGAACAACGTATATTTATGATGAAATATTTGGAGAAGATAAAAAAGGCTTTCAAATGGATTGGTCAGAAAAAGAGACACAAAAATATTATGGCCCACAATCCATATCTTTTTATGACCCAGAACTAGGATCAACGCCAAATCGCTTTTATTGTTTTAATGTAGGAGTTAATTTTGATAATTATACATTGAAATCGTTTTATGGAAGGGATGAAAGATTGTATTCGGGAAAATTTGTTTCACCATACGTAAGAAGAGAAATTAGACCTGGCGTATATGATTACGATCTTCCAAGAAGAATTGTTATTGGTGCCGGATGCACAAATTTAGCGTCAAAAGTTTACAATTTAGAGGGCCTTGATCACTTAGTTCCTGGAATTTTAATTATAAAAGGTAATTATTCAAATTTTGCTGAAGAAATTGCATTTAATATGGGCTTAACGGTAGGCGCAATAGACGAATCATTTCCTGCATTGCTCTCTGGAATAAGCGATACTGCCAGCAAAATCGTCACAGCCAATATTACCGAACTTGATTATTATAGAGTTTTTCCAATCGAATACAAAGGTTACCCAAAAGAATTTTCAAACATAACAGCAACTATAGCGTCAATATTTGTTGAAGATTTCGGCAAATGGGAATGGTTTTACGATCCATTGCTTTGCGGACAGCTTGGTTGCTTTGGTGGCTGGCCTGGCAGATCTCCGGTTGAAAAAACACAAATAAATTCTAATATAACAAGTGGACTTTATCTTACAGGATACCAATCAACGGGAACTTATGGAAGTTTAAGGCTGGGAGAAAGCCTGTCAAATAATGGGATATTAGGTTTTTGGAGCGGTTATCGTGATGTTTCTGGAAATTTTAGCGGATTTAATAGAAATACAATTTCTGGCTATAGTGGTTTTTATTATAACAACAATACGATAGTATTTCCGCCATATAGAAAATTTGAGATAGATAAGATAACAGGATACATAAGCGGAATAATGGATTCAGCTTATAATTTTCGTCCATTCAATTCTTCTGAACAAAATTACGGCAGTGGTTATTTTCTAGATAGCCAGCAAATCGATTTTACATACACAGGGTCGGTACAAGTACCAATATCAGGATTTTTAAGTGGCTATTTGGATCCTGAGAATGGCTGGTCTGGTTTTGATCTGTATAATTTAAATTCACAAAGCGGATATTATATTGGTAATAATAAAATTGAATTCTCGCCAATAAAAGTAATTAAAAAATCTCCAGTTACTGGTTTTTGGGTTGGCTTTATGGATGGTTTTGGTAAGTTTTCTGGCTATACCAGCGGAGATGGACTGAGTGGCGTACTCCTAACTAACAATGTAGAGTCTAATGATCCAATAGATAGATATTTTTATCCAAGCGGTGGGGATTTTGTTGGGTTTGAAAATATAGATGGATTAGATATTACTTACGGTTATGAATACAGCGGATTCTTTTTTGGAAATAGTGGATTTATAGGAGAAGACCCCAATAACCCGTTTTTAGGGATTGGTGAAATGACCGGATTTATTGGCTATAAAAATATATTAACATTCTCTGGAACATTTTTAGGAAAAGAGTCTATAACTGGTATAGATGATGGTTATGGATATGAGTATAGTGGATTTTTCGATGGTGGAACTGGCTTTTCAGGAATAGAATTTGATTTTCTTGCAAATCAATTTAAAAATTATGGCACGGGAATATTATATGGATATATAGGTTCTAAAAACATATTAAAGTATTATTCAGATGAAGGGTTTGTTGGAAGATCTGGATTTAACGAGGAAGATGGTTACAAATACACTGGATTTAGTTTTCCAGAAGGTAGTGGATTTTCTGGCATAAATAATCAACCAACAGGCTCCGGAGTTATTACTGGCTTTATTGGTTCAAGAAATTTTGTATATTATACTGGTGTATATTCTGGATTTTCTGGGTTATTAGAAAATTATAATCAATACTTGCCGCGAGTAGTATACGCAGATTTCAACTTCACAAGAGGTAGCGGATTTTTAGGAAATTCAGCCTCTGGATATGGATTGCTTACTGGTATCATAAGTAAAAGCAATATTGATGGTGAATTTGCATATTTTGGAGATGTTAAAATAACCAGCGGTCGTTATTTTACTGGCTGGATTGGTACTGGAATTACGCTGACTGGTATTCCAGGGGGTGTACTAGATTACTCGCTTACAAACATATCTGGAAACATTAGTGGCGTATCATACACTTTAGCTATTATTTCTGGCGGCACGTTTGAAGAAACTGGAGTCAATGTAAGCGGCACAATTAATAATGTTAATTATTTAAGCGGATTCCTAGAAATTGGAACAGGATTACAGACTGGGTTTATTGCCGAAACTGGAACAATTCAAGCCACAATATCTTCTGTAACTTTGACTGAGGCAATAGCTGTTCTTTTTGCTACTGACCCAATTGAACAATCATCACTCACAGCAAGCGTTCCTTCTGTTAATTACGAAGAAGCTGTAAGAAGTACTGGATTCAGCACTGAATACCAAAACATATCTGGCAGTATTACATCACTCTATCACTACACATATTCTAGAAATGACTTTACTGGAATTGAAAGCGGCGGCTACTCTGTAACTGGACTATACAGAATTAACACCGGAATCCAGCCAATAACTGGAGAATCTGCCTCTTATTCAATATCTGGTAGGTTTATGGTGGTACCATTATATTTTGAGAGTGTAAATTATAGCCTATCTGGAATATCGATGACAGTTTAGTAAATTAAATTTTAAAAAAATAAAAAATAAACTATTATAAATATAACGCAATGGAAAAAAATATAGAAAATATAGAGCTAAATAGTTCTAATATAGCTGGCGTAAAAGGAGAGTATTTAATTGAGGTTTTAAAAGCTGATGGCCGAATAGAGTACCCATTTGGAAAAGAAAAAAGAAAAAATTTAATACTTGATTCGTTTTTCGCATCAATACTGCGTGGTTACAAGTTTGGAATACAATCTTTCATTCAAACATGTCGTGCTGGAAATAGTTTACAAGCCGCATCAAGAGGAGATACTGGACTTGTTGGAACTCTTATAGCTCAAACATATAAGAGCGATAGTTTTACAGCGTCTATAAATCCAGCAAATAATTCTATTTCTTTAAGTAGGGATTTTATATTCAACACGATACCCGGCGGCATTACTGAAGTAGCATATTCAGAAATTTTAATAGGCAGCTTTGCAATAAACGACATTCAAGATATTGCAACCAGTAGATTTACTTTTCCTGGCACATTAATTCTACAAACCGGAGACAGGTTAAAAGTTCAATATACACTAACAATATTTCTTGCCCATTTGAACTCTGATGTGCCAATTGTGCTTACTGGCGGTGGGCTAGATTTTACTGGAAAAATAAGACTGTCCGCAAATACCACTGGAATATTATCTCAATTAAGCGGTAATAATACATATATACCACTTGGCGACAGCAACATTACGCTATTTAGGGATTTTACTCAAAACAGCAATACATTTTCACAAACAACAGAATTTAGCAATTACGGAAGATATCAAAATATTTTTGGCACACCCCTTTGGGCAAATAATGTGGGCTTTTATCCTTCGGGTCATGAGCCGGTAAATTATCCAATAGGAAGATTGGACTATACGCCAACAGGCGACAGAGCAGTTGTAACAACCGGAGCTTTAATACAAACAAATTCATCAAGCACTATTGAAGCTAATTATCATTTTTCTGGTTTTTCGCAAGTTAGAGAGGTTGGCGGTATATACTTATGGCATCACAATACAGGATCATCATATTCGGCCATTTATTACAAATTTAATACGCCACAAGCAATTCCAGCAAATACACCAGTAACAATAAATTTGCAGTGGGGATTTAATAGAATTTAAAAAATAAATATTTTAATTAATTTAAATGTATAATATAATAGGTAAATAAAATTTATGGCTAATTTAATAATTAATAGGACAAGAGAAGTTACTTTGGGGACAGAGACTTTTATTAAGGGCATGTGGAAAGTTGAAATTGTACATCCAAATGGCGAAATAGAAAAACCATTTGGTGATGAAATGCGCCCAAATCTTTTAATGACCAGAGGATTACTATCGTTGGCCGGAACACAGGTTGGATGGGGAAGTATTGCGCGACTTATGGTTGTTGCACAATATGGTAATGATATAACGGCATCTACAGATAGAAATTATAAAAGCGGCGTAATAAACGGATGGAATACAACAACTAGCGATGCGAACACGGGAATTTTTAACTGGAGCGGCTACAGTTCTGTAACCTCAAACACTGTCAGTACTGATACTGTAAATGGTACTCGTGTATTTACTAAAGTTTATGATTTTTTAGCAACAACATACCAGCATACGGTAAGAGAGATTTTAATTACTGATTATAATGATCCAGGAAATAGAGGTGCTGGTAGAGCATATCAGACTAATAGCGGAATAGGAACAACTGTACTGTCAAGATTCGTTCTTCCGGCTCCGGTAACGTTGCAACAATATCAATTTTTAAGATTGACCTACTCTTTGCAGGTTACAATACCAGCAATCGTTACTCCTATAAATATTGATGTTAGCAGCGGTAGTTTTAGTGGCCTTGGTCTTTTAAAATGCGTTGGCGGTTACACCAACATCTTTGGCTCAATGAATAGTGCTGGTACCCCACTAGATGCGTCTTATAGATATTACGGTAGCTCCACCGGGAAGCCAACGCCATGGTGTATGGTTGGTCAGGCAGGAACTTCTGGCTATTTAATGCCAGGTGGAGATTCTAGCGGCTCTACCCAAGTTGCTTTTCCAGCCGTAAATGTAGACTTTCATAACATAGGGGCGCAGGCTTCAAGTGTTCGTGTTGGTACCAGTAGTGCTGGAAGCAGCATTACAAATATTGGATATTCAAATAGCAATTTATCTTATACGAGAGGGGCTACATTGCTTTTCCCAGCAACAAATCCAAACATATCTAATGCTTTTATAGGTGGCATATTCTTTACTGCCATAGATGATTCGGGCGGCATGCAAGCAGCTGGTACAGACTATGCTGGATGGTACTGGCGCTTTGTTGATGGTGCTAACAATCCTCGCGGCCAACTCAAAGATATCAACTTTGCTCTTGCCGTTAATATACAGCACACAGCATCTATTACCTAATAGATTTGAACAATAATTTAGGATAAAAATCCCGGCGGAACACTCTTTTCTCCGAAAACTCGACGGCCATTTTTATTAGAAAAAATTAAAACTCACCAGTCAATATAGCAGACATGGTATTTGTATCCATATTAAAAGTTGCTATTTTTTGTGGCTCGTGATCGTGATCATGCTGACCGCAACCACAATTTTTGTAAAAAACCGCATCATCTGGAACGTGTGATCCACTATGTTGTATGTTTATATTTTCTTCGCTCATATTTATTAACTATTAACTAATGTTGGTACGCCCTCATTGGCGCCAGCATTTTTCTCAAAATAACCAAAATCTACCAATGTTTTAATTGATAGATCTGATATTACAAAATTAGTTGAAGGAGAATAAAAGCCAACCATTAATTCGTTCTGTAATCCGGGATAATTGAATCCATCCGAACCAGCGGCGCCAGAAGGTCTAAAACTATTCTCCCAGTGAGCAGAAGCCGTACCCCCACCACCCTCATTCTCTAAAGAAATCTTTGGTCGGCTTGATCCTAATATTGTATTATATGCACTTCCTGCTGATGGATAAGCTGTGCTAGAAAGGAAAGCATCGGTTGGCGGTACAGCCCCACCAGCTTGGAAGAATGTTCCCCAATATATGCCAATACCCAATGCATGTCCAAGTTCGTGGGTCATTACATTCGCCCAGTCAGTTGGACTATAAATACTTGCATAATAAAGATTAACAAATAAGTTGAAATTATAAGTGTTAAACTTCACACCCCCGCCCGATTGTATATCAATGTATTGATTTACACCACATGCAGCTATATATGATTGTGAGTCATTGATTGTAGTATAATTATTTATTCTAATACCATTCCAGTTTGGATTTATATTAGCCTTTATTGAAGCTACAACATTTGGATTAAATTTTATGTATGTTGACCATCTTACCACTGCACTGTTTAAAGCTGTTAAATAAGGTTCTGGCACAACACCCACAAAAGAACTTGTATCAAATAATATATTATCGTTTGGATTTGGTGGTGGAATTATATTTTTTTTAAATATGTTTTTTTTACCATTATTAAGCCCCTTACGACCTCTGAATAAGAAGATGCGCTGTTTATCTGTGGTGGCGCCTATAAATTTCATATATAAAACCCTATACCATTTTACCCATATTATTACACTAATAATCAATTTAATTATCTAATATAATATCATATTATATATCCATGTATTTTAATTCATTTTTATTATATGTATGTGGTTTTTATTGGTTTATGGATACCCTGATAAGTAAAAGAGAGATGGATTTATAGGTTGTAGAGTTTTAAAAATAGGCCCCAGCGACCAAACATTCAAACGCTCGTATGAATTTTTTTCAAAAATAGGGGGGGTGTTGTCAAGCAAAAAAGTTTCAAAAAAAATAAAAAAATCTCTTGCGTTTTCGCGCAAGTGTGATACCTTGAATACATGAAGCAATACACGTTCATCCTCACCAACAAAGAAACCAAAGCCCACGTGCTGAACATCACTGTCAGCGCGTCCAGCTTTCTAGTGGCTTCAAGGCAAGCCGCTCGTGAG